TAATATTTTATTAATTATTTATAATTATTTATAATTATTTATAATTATTTATAATTATTTATAATTATTTATTTTATTTTATAATTATTTATAATTATTAGTTTTTTAAGTTTTTTTTTATTATATGTATAAAAAATTGAATTTAAATAATATATTATTATAATAATATAATTCGTAAAGTTTCTATTGATTGTTGAGAGATAGATTTAATATTTACAAAAATGTGTTCTTTATTGTCTACTGGTAGGTCGAGTGATGTAGAGCGTGCTAAGCATGCTGCAGAGTTGGGTAGTGGTTTGACACTTCCAAATGCCTATTGTCGTGAAAAAGTCGGTCAACGGAAAGCTATCCTACACTAGACATGCTGAAGTTGCTGTTCTCTTACAGTGGGTATATTTACTTCGCCGTAGAGGTTATAAGGATGCTGATATTCGTAGAAAGTTAGGAAAGGAATGTCTTGTTGTTGTTAGAATTAATAATGATAAGAGTTCTTCAATACCTTTTAAGAATTCAGCCCCTTGTAGTGAATGTATTACAAAGTTGAGACAGTATAATATTCAAAAGATAATGTATTCTCTTGATGATGGAACATTTCATTTTGAAAGAGTGCGAGATTTAGGTGAAGGGCGTTTATCTAGTGGTGCTAGAGCATTATTACGTTCGACACACTAATCATTTTTTGAATATTAATATTTTTTATTTTATATCTATTTTTTTATTTTTTTTATATTTTTTATCTATATTTATTTTTTTATATTTTTTATATTTTTAGTTTTATATCTATATAATAATTAAATAATAAGTAAATAATAATTATGATTAAAAAATTAAATAATAATAATAAATATTATTTCTATATAATAATTTTAATAATAATATGTTTAATATTATTTTTAATATATTATTTAAAGCAAAATAAAGATAATTTTACAAATTATGATAATTTTGAATATTCAGATAAATTAACTGTAAATGAAATAAAAGAACTAAAAAAAGGACAAAAAAAAATGAGTAATATGTTAAAAATATTTGATGAATTATGTCAAAAATATAATATTAGATATTTTTTAATAGCAGGTTCTTGTTTAGGCTCCGTTCTTTATAAAGGGTGGATTCCTTGGGATGCTGATATTGATTTGGAGGTTCATGAAGAGGATTATGATAAATTAAAAACTATACTTAAAACGGAGTTACCAAATACTATGTGGTTTCAGGATAATGATACCGATAAATATTATCCTAAAAATAATAATATAATAGGTAAAATAAGAGATCTAAATAGTTGTTATATAGAATATACTAATAATGGTGGTACTCAATGGCATAATGGAATACAAATAGATGTAAATATATATAAAATATTACCGAATGGTAGTATTTTATTTCCAGATCAAATAAGAACTAATTATTTAACAATTAATGATATATATCCATTAAAAAGAGTTCCATTTGAAGATTTTCACGTAAATATCATGAAAAATTCAGAAAAATATTTAGATAGAAATTATGGTAAAGGTTGGAGAAAGATTTTACCTATTAAAGAAAGATATCCACACGAAGGTAAGATTGATGGAACAAAAACGTGCCCGTTTCATTATGAAAAATATCCTAATTTATATACTAATAATAGTTAATATAAAATTATAATATAATATTATAATAGTTATAATAACTAAAAATATAAAATATGAATTATACTAAAAAAAATAGTAATAAAAGTAAAAATACAATAACATATAAAACAAAAACACAAAAACATAAATCGCTTTATAGTAATAAACATATACTAAAAATATTAACTTTAGTAAAAGATTATTATAAAGAAAAAAATGATAAAATACGTGTAAATAGTTATGAAAAAGCACTATATCAAATTAGCAAATGGAATAAACCTATTAAAAAAGGTAGTGAATTAGCACATTTAGATGGTATTGGTAAAGGAATGATAGAAAAAATAGATACTATTATTAGTTCTGGAACATTACCTATTCTAGATGATATTCATTTAAATACTAAACTAAATAAGGAAGTAAATACTATATTAAATAATACTATATTAAATAATAAAAGTTTAATGACTAATAAAAGTTTAATGACTAATAAAAGTTTTAAAAATACTCAATTAAAAACTATTTTAGGATTTGGAAATGCTTTTGTAAATGAACTTATAAATAAACATAATGCTAGAACTATTCAAGATGTTAAAAAATTAGTTCATACTAATAAAATTAAATTAACACATATACAAGAATTAGGTTTAAAGTATTATAAAGATTTACACTCATTCATACCTAGAGATGAAATTACATATTTAACTAATCAATTAAAAGAAATAATTAATAATACTAATTATACAATGTTAGTATCAGGAAGTTATCCTTCAAATACAAAAAAAAAATCTAAAGATATAGATATATTAATAGTAAAACATAGTAATAATAAAGAAAAACATAATATTCATTCTGGAGACTTATATAAAATTATAAATAAAATAAAAAATAAACTTGAAGATATAAATAAAGATGAAGATATAAATAAAGATGAAAAAATAAATAAATATGAAAAAATAAATAAAGATGAAAAAATAAATAAAGAAAATAATTTAGAAAATATATCATTAGGAGATAGAAAATTTATGGGTTTAATTAAAAGCCCACTAAGTAATAAAATGAGACATATAGATATAAGATTAGTTACATTAGAAGAATTACCTTATGCGTGGCTTTATTATAGTAGTGGGAGAATGTTTAATAAAATTATTAGACAAAAATTAAAACAAAAAGGATATAAATTAAATGAATATGGATTATATAAAAATAATGAAAAAGTAAAAGTAAATAGTGATGATAAAAAAATATCTATTAGTATAGATAATACTACAAATAAAAAAGAAAACAAATTATTAAATTATATTAAAAAAATAGAGCAAGACATATTTAAAATTGCTTCTATGGATTATAAATCAGTTCAAGAAAGATATTAGATATTAGACATTAAAAGTAAATATCATTAAATTTAAAATAATCAGCAATGTCTTTGCGTTCAAGTAATTTATAACCTTCTCTATCTTCAATATTTTTTATATTTTTAATTATATAAGGAGCATCTTCACTACAATAATCTAATAATGTTCTAAAGATTTCAAATGCTTCAAATTGTAATGCTTCTTTAAGTGTAAAAACATCTTTTTTAGAGTTATAAGTTCTTACAAAACCATTAATATAAATCATTATATGATATTGATACTCACGGTCTGAATTATCAAATATAAATTGTCTGAATTCTTTAATTCCAGTCCAATAATTAATAAATTCACTTAATGTAATATTATTAAATATAACTGAAATAATTGGTTTATTTTTTTTAGCATCATCATCATTTCTATAAATACCCTGGCTATTAGTATAAGAGAATCTACCCAATAATTTTAGAATACACATTAAAATTTCTAAAGCAATTGTATGTTTATACATTTGTGTTAAAAATTCAAATGATTTTTTAGAACTTTCACACACATCTTTTACAATCTTTAAATCTATAATACAGTTACGATCATCTCTATTTAACCATCTCACTGAATTAATTATTTCAAATGGTGTTAATTTTTCTCGATTATCTATTGTAATAATTGGATTTGCAATTATTGCTCTATCTTTATGAGCACAATCGGGTCTCGTCATATGAATATTAGAGTTTCCGTTAGAAACTAAAGCATAAAACTCAATTAATGTATTAGAAGAACAATCAATAATATTAAATAAATTAGGTATTTTTAAAACACCACTAAAATTATTTATAAGTTCAATAATATAGTCAATGTGTTTTTGTTCCACATTATCGGATACTTGTATAATTTTAAGAGATGATTTCAAAGTTGTAAAAGTATCATTTTGATGATGAATAATAGTTTCATTATGATTAATAGTTTCACTTGAAATAGGTTTTCCATTTGGTTGTTCAATCTTAAAGCCTTCTAGTTCTGGTGATGCTTTATATTGTGGGTCAAATAAAATAACCACATTATGAATATAAATATCTTTACCTGAAAACTGTGGTAATGAACTAATAAATTCAGGGCTAAATTGTGCTTCAGGAGTATTAAATAATGTTTGTAATAATTGTGTATATTCATGATTATGGCTATAAGGGGTGCCTGGAGAACAATGAACCTTTTTTGAAGTTTGTGACCCAATATGTAAATGTATAATTAAAATATACAATTCATCAGGGACAGGAAATAATCCTATACACTCTTGTGGTTTTTTTTCTAAATCTTTTATAGCGTCGATTGTTGTATTAAAAAACATTTTACTTTATAAAAGTAAATTCAAATGTGATTTGTATTTATTCAAATGTATTTTATATTTATACAATGTGTTTATTTGTTGCTTGTGGCTTGTGTAGTAATATTTTATACTATTTATTAATATAAAATCAATTTTATTTTATTTTTTATCATTTTTACTTTTTATTATTTTTATTTTTATCATTTAAGTTTTTAATTAAATAAATATTTAAATTAGTAATAATAAATATCTAAACTAATAATAATATTAGCATTATTTAAATACATATAATATAATTTTTTATACTATGCCTAAAACTAAAAAACAACTTACTAAAAATAAAAGTCGAAAGACTAAAACTAAAAAACAACTTACTAAAAGTCAAAGTCAAAGTCAAAGTAAAAGTCGAAAGACTAAAACAAAAAAAACAACAAAAAAATCAATTCATAAACAATTTAATGGTGATAAAAAGAAAAAGAAGAAATCTATAAATATTTATGAAAATTCTGATTATGTTGATGATAAAAAGAAAAAGAAGAAATCTATTAATATTTATAAAAATTCTGATTATGCTGATGATAAAAAGAAAAAGAAGAAAACAAATACAAGTTTATTAAGTGGTAGTGTATCAGGCACATACGATGATAAAAAAAAGAAGAAAGTTGAAAATATTGATATTGAAAAACAAAAAAAAATTATTGAAAAAATTGCTGAAACTAAATTGGAAAATATGACTGATGAAGAACAAAAAAATATTAAATTAGATAGTATGAAAAAAACATTATGTAATTTACGTTATGGTAATTTTTACGATATTGATGTTTCAGATAGAACACCTTATTGGGGTCTTGGTATAGAACACGAAATGCAACTTTTTCATAAAGCACCTAGTGGTATGAAAAATACAAATATACTTTTTGATTCTCAAGAATCAGCCTGTTTTTTAACAAATGAAAAAGATGAAAGTGGTTCATGTTGTAAAAATAGAAAATATCCATATGGTAAATGTGATGATTTCACTGAAAATGCTAAAAAATATAAAAATATAAATCTTACTGAAGAAGAACGTATTTATTTATTAAATATGGATTGGGAATTAACTGGTCGTCAATTTAAAGGTTGTGAAAAAAAAGGTAGAAGCACAAAAATTTTAGAAAGAGCAAAAGTATTAATGCCAGAACTTATATCAACTAATTTTAGTAACCGTTCAATTGATAGTATTTCTAATGAAATTCTTACATTAGAAAAAAAATATATTGATATACATATGAAAAATCCTCATACTAAACAAAAAGTAAAAAAATACGGACCTATTACATCTCATACTTGCGGTTCTCATAGTGAATTACTTGTTCCAGAACATCCAACGATTTATTCAGAAGACTATAAATTTACTGACCATAAAGTAGAAGATTACCTTGGAAGTTATCATATGACACTAACTTTACCTCATTATAATAATATTAGCACTAAAGATTTTGTAAAAATGCATCAACATACAGCACAACAATTACAATGGATAGAACCTTTAATGATGACAGCATTTTTTAGTTCAGCACAATCTGGTGTTGGTAATAAAAATGAACCTGAAGGTAGTTTTCGCGTAATGAAAAGTGGTTGGGGTAATTTCGCAGGTAGTGATATTAGAGTTATGGGTTCAAAAGGTTTAGATAGAGGTAGTAATATAAAGAAAACATGGCGTAAAGGTTTAAATTTTACTGGTTCTAAAAAACTAAATGATTGTATTAAAAAAGCACCTGTCCAATATAAAAAATCAAAAACGGTTCAAACAGGTGATTTTCGCACATTTGGTGTTGAAAGTGATATAGAAAAGTGTAAATTATTATATAATCCTAGTGATTGTAATAAAGGAGGACGTGCTGATGGTGCTCCTATGAAACCACCTTTTGGTATGGAAATACGTATTTTCGACCACTTCCCCGCTGAATATTTAATAGAGTTAATGCGTATTATAATATTAGTTTCTGCTAACGCTCAAAGACACGCTCCCACTCAATATGTTTATAATGATAAAAGATGGATTTCTAGTATTCACGCTATTATGAAAGATGGTTGGAATGCTAAACTTGATGTAGTTTATGTTAATGCTCTTAGAGATAATTTAGGATTACCAATAAATACAACTTCTATTCTAGCATATGATATTTTTAAACAAATTGTTAAAGAATTATATGATATTAATAAAGATTCTTATATTAATAAACTTATGAATGAACATCCAGAAGTTGAACCTAAAGTTCCTGAAATTAACCGTATGTGTTGGGAACTTGCTTTTACACAAAAATATAATATTCAAATGATTAACTTAATGAAAAAACATTTTTACAATGAACAAAAAGTATCTGTTGAAGAGTTTTCTAAAATGTTAAAAAAAGATAAAACATTAGATTTTAGTTATTGGAATAATAATATAAATGATTTATTATATGCTTTAGAAACTAAGGAACACGTTTTATTAGATGTATTTAATGGTAAAATACAAACAATTACAATTAAATTATTTTAGAATTGTATAGAATATATTTTTTACTTTTTAATTTTTATAGTTTAAGTTTTTATACTTTATAGTTTATAGTTTATATTTTTAATTTCATAATTTTATATTTTTAGGTTTTAGTTTTTGTTTTAATTATATTATAAAAAAATAATAAAATAATTACTACTAGTACTATTAATAATAATAGTGAATAGTGCCATTAGGCGTCGTCATAAAATATGTTGGAGGTGGTGACATATTCCTAGAAATATTACGCATCTGTGCTTGATAATAGGCATTTTCTTGGTCTAGTTCTTGTTGACGAGCAACTATTTGCTGTCGCACAATTTCCTCTTGTCGAGCATTTTCTGCATGTTGTTTAACAATTTTTAGTTTTATAATAATTTCTTCTATCTCACCTTTTTTAGGGGTCCAAATATTTGGTAATCCAACAACAGCACAGTTTTGTTCCCAAGGGTAATCAAACTTATCGCCCATTTTCACTTCTTTTTTAATAATAAACTAAATTTTATATAAATTAAAAATCAATTTTATGAATAAATACTAAAAAAAAACTAAAATTATCTAAAAACTAAAAATAATAATTAATAAGATAAAAAATAATAATTAATAAGATAAAAAATAATAATTAATAAGATAAAAAATAATAATTAATAAGATAAAAAATAATAATTAATAAGATAAAACTAAAAATGTATACAAAATACAAATATATAAATTAATGCTCGCAAATACGATAAAGAATACTTGAACCTGTAGTTATATTATTTCTAGTAATTTCACAGACTTGATTAAGACGTAAGCCAATATATTTAGCCATAGGGTCGTCTCTTTTTATAGTAGGAAGTTGTTTAACATTACAATTTTTAATATTTTTTGCTTCTTCATTAGATAATACGCGATGTTTAGGAACCGTATTGTGATGACTAATATTAAATTTAAAGTTTTCTATACCAAATACTTGTATAAAATAATTTTTTGTAGTATATAAATCATTTACAAAATCTTCTTCTGGTTTGTATTTTGCTCCAACAGACATTAATAGTTTATTATTATTTATAATTACAAGTGTATCTTTTTTTGTAATATATTTATCATAAATATTAACTATTTGCTCTTTTATTTGTGTTGTTCCTTTAAACTTATTTTCAAGTTTATATTTAACATAAATTTTCTCAGTTAAAGAACTACTATTTTTTTTTTCAAGCAATATATCAAGCGGACCTATCTCTTCGCTCATATGAAATTTATTATTTAAATGCTCTCTAGCCATTATACTTATTTCTTCACTAGTATAATTATTAAGATGTTCCACATTATACCCTCTATCTTCCAACATCTCTAATAAATGCTTTCTTGATTTATAAATATCTACAATTAAAGACGACAGTTTATCTTGTTCATTACTCATTTTTAATTTTATAATTAATTATTTAATAGATATAGTTTAATAGAGATAGTTTAATAGAGATAGTTTAATAGAGATAGTTTAATAGAGATAGTTTAATAGAGATAGTTTAATAGAGATAGTTTAATATAATTTAGTTTAATATAATTTAATATGTTTAATAACTTATTATATTATAAACTTACAAATAATTCATATATTATATTAATATAATAAATATTTTCTAAATTCAATTTTTATATTTACTATATAATTAATATTTTTTAAATATATTTTTAATCTATTTTTTATGTTTAATTTTTAAATGGGTCTAGATTTTTATGTTTAATTTTTAAATGGATCTAAATTTTTATTATTACCATATAAATAACCATCATTCTTACTAGAATCTATTTCAACAACTTTAATATTTGTGTCAAAATTTACTTGGTTTGAATTTTGTTGTTGAACATTACCTCCTGAATAGTTAGGATTTTGTTGTGCTTGGTGTTGTTGTGGTTGGTGTTGTTGTAGGGGTTGTTGTGGTTGGTGTTGTTGTGGAGTTTGTGGTTGTTGGTGTTGTTGTGGTTGTTGTTGCATACCGCCATTTTGTGTTCCAAAAGTCATATTTAAGCCTTGTTGATGGTTTTGACTTGTAGGTGATTGTAATTGTGGATTATTTTGAGAAGACATCATATTATTAATACCTTGTTGTTTCGCATTATTAATATGGTTTAATTCACCACCATTTTGTATCCCTAATAAATTATTATTTAATTCTTCTATTGTTTTTACATCTTCATCTTCTTTTATTTCAAATTGTTCTCTTGTTCCACCTCCTATTAAATTTTGATTAGGATTATTTTGATTAGGATTAATTTGATTAGGATTATTTTGATTAGGATTATGTGATTGTGTATTTATATTAGGATTTAAATTTGCTCTTTGAAAATTTTGATTTAAACCACCATTCATAGAATTATTTAATACTTCATTATTATTTTCATTATCACTATCACTATTATTTTCATAATGTTCATTATTTATATTATTATTATTATTATTATTATTATTAAAATTGCCATTACCACCTTGTAATGAATTATTAGTACTCATAAGTTCTTCATTTTCATCATCTTCATTATCTTCATTTTCATCATCTTCATCATTTATTTTTTCATCGTCATTTTCATCATCTTCATTTTCGTCTTCGCTTTTAGTGCCTCCATTTAATACTTCATTTTCTTCATTTTCATTATCGTCGTTTTCATTTTCTTCGTCTTCTTCATTTTCTGCATCTTCATCATCTTCTTCATCATCATTATTTATATTTAATATTGTATCAATATCTTCTTCTGTCATTTCAATAATATTATTTTCTTCTGTATCATTATCATTTTTATTGTGTAATTTAAATAATGTATATACATCTAATTTTACACTCATACCTAAACCTTGTAGTTCTTGTATTAATAATTTAAATGTATAAGGAACTATTAAATTTACAAAATCAACAGTTTTTTGATTATATAAATTAACACCTTTAATTTTATCTTGAGTAATATTATTATAACTTGTATTATCATCAACTTGATATGATGTTATACCATCTTTAATATTATCATAAAATAAATTTTTCTCTGGATTACTAATTGTAATTTCACCTGTTGTTTTACTGACTTGAATCATAAATTTATCACTTTTTTCAACATAACTTTCTTTTAAAAATCCCCATATACCGTGTGAAAGTAGTGCGTCGCGTTCCATTTCACCCAATCTTAAACCTCCACCTCTAGCACGACCTGCTACGGGTTGTCTTGATGTATTATATAATCCACTAGGTTTAGGAATACCTTCTTTAACTGTTCTTGTTCCTGATGTACGATGATTTATTTTATCATCTACCATGTATTTTAAGCGTTCATAAAAAATAGGACCACTAAATACAGAAACCATCATTTGTTCTCCAGTAAGACCATTATATAATGTGCGCTCTCCCATAGATAATAATCCTAATTTAGTTTCTAGAATATCATTAATTTGTTCTGTATTTATAGTTTCAAAAGGCGTATATAATCCTTGAAATCCTAATTCTGCTGCTAAATTACCAAATAAGATTTCAATAAATTGGGTAACAGTCATACGAGTAGGATAACTAAAAGGGTCTAATAAAATATCAGGCGTAATTCCATCTTCAGTATAAGGCATATCTTCTTTTTTCATTGTTAATCCAAAAGTTCCTTTTTGACCATTACGAGAAGCAAATTTATCTCCCATTACTGGTTTTCTATATTGACACGTTCTTACTTTTACCATTCTATCACCATTACTATTGGTTTGACAAGTATAAACACGGTCTATTAAACTACCTACATTATCAGGTTTTACTTCGTTTGACATATCTTTATATACATCTTTATTACGGTCGCCTTTACCTTTCATATATTTTCCAATAACAATATCATCTTTTTTTAAATAAGTGCCTATTTTAGGTAATCCATATTTATCTAAATTTTCATATATAGTTTCATTATTATTTGGTTTTAATTGTTCATCTGTAGGATAAGTATCTATTTCACTTTTATACATTGGATTATATAAATGATGTTCTTCGCCAGTTTCGTGGTCAATAAGTTCATTATCAGAATAACGTTTATAATGACTTGTTCCAAATAATCCCATATCAATAGAAGATTGATTTGCCACCATAGCATCTTCTTGATTGTAATTATATTTAACAATGGCAACAAATACATTTTGACCATATCCTAATTTATCATTACCAATGATATTATTAAATCTTGTTGTTATTAAAGGTTTTTCAGGGTAATTGAGAATATAGGAAGCATTATCAATACGATTATTAAAATTCATAGCATAAGTTGATATACCTTGTTTCACTTGCTTACTTGAAAAAATAACACGAGGTCCAAAACTATATTGCATAAATGGTAATAAATGAACATTAAAACTAAGTATCATACTAGGATGTAATTCAACGTGTGTATATTTTTGTAAAGATGTATGAGAAATATTAAATCCAATAGATAATAAGGTCGTATTAAATTCTTCAGAATCAATATATTCAATAATAGCCTGTGTTTCTTTTAATTTTTTAATAGTATCCATTGTAGTCATACTTGTTTGATTATCTACTCCAATATGAGTAATATCTTTTACATCATTGCTATAAAAATCATAGTCTTCTTTTCTTTTTCCAAAACCAGTTAAAAAATCGTTAAATATAACTGTTTCTTCTTTTAATTTAGTAATATGATGAGGTTGTAATAATATATTATTTTTTTCAATGATGTATAAAGGTCTTATAAAACGTCCTCCATCAGTGAATATTTTTATTTCATTATTACTTCTTTCCCAAGAAATACTATTAAAAATATTTATTAATCCATTTCTTCTATAGGATTTAAATAACATTAAAAATAATTCGGGATTACGATGACATCCAATCCATTGTCCATTTATTATTACTTTGGTTAATTTTATTAATTCTGTAGGTAAAAAATCATCTAATAATTCTACGCCATTTTTTATACAAAAATTTATAATAGGTCTAGATTTAGACCCAAATGTGATATGTGCTATAATAGCAAGACCTTTATTTAAACCTACTTTTTGTCCTTCTGGTGTATCTGATGGACATACACAACCATATTGAGTAGCGTGTAATCTGCGTCTTGATATAGATACTTTACCACTATCACCAATATTATCAATTATTCTTCTAAGATGAGCAATAGTTAAATTACGTGTTAATCTATCTAATTGTTGAACAACACCTTTTTTTTGACCAATGTTTCCTATTTTAAGTTGTCCATTAAAATGTTTATTAAATTTTTCAATACTATAAATCTTATCAATATTAGATTCATTAATAATTTTTAAAATATCTTCCCCGCTAAATTCAGTATGATTAAACGTATATGTTTCATTTACTCTAACTCTAGCATTATAATGAACTTGTTCAAAAGCATCACGAAATAAAGTAGACATTAAAAACCCTGATAAATCTATACGTTTATTGGCAAAATTATCACGGTCAGTATCTTTTTCAATGCCTAAACGTAATAAAAGGAGTTTTCTTGTTACATAACCTAAATAATAGGCTTTATTTTTATTTAAATTACCTAATTCGGCAATATGAGGAAAAAATACATCTTTTAAATCATTATATAAATAACTTAATTTAGGCAATTTATTACGTGTTTCTCCTAAATTTAATGTAGTACTTTCATCTTTAGTATCTTTATCCGTTGTTTTTTTTGAAAATTTTGTTAAATACAATTCAGCACTTTCTTTATTATAAATTTCTTCTTCTAAAATAAATTCATCAAGGATACTAGGGCGTAGTAATTCTAATAATTGATTGGTAAGTATATCATCATTATCAATGTCTCCAACAATATATTCTAAAATTTGTTTATCTGTTTCTACACCTAATGCTCTAAACATAATAAATAGGGGGATATCACGATTTTTATTAGGTAATAAGAAAGGAGTGCTTTGACCTAATCTTACTGTAATTGTGCCTTTTTTTTCAATTTCAACTTTAACAGTTCTAGCACTAGCAAATGCTTCATCACTTACGCATTTAATTTCGGCTCTATGTGTATATTTAGGTATTTGATTTAGTTCTTTAGGAATAGGAAGCGTTTCTAAAAATATAATATTTTCAGCCTTACGTTCTTGTGATACAATTGTTTTTTCTGCTCCATCAATAATAAAATACCCTCCTAAATCATAAGGATCTTCTCCCATTTGTGTTAATAATTCATCGTGATGTCCTTTTAAAACACATAAATCTGATTTTAACATAATAGGAATATTACCTAAATATATATTATTTAAAAATGGTTCATCAGTCATAAGCACCTTTTCAAATCCTTCTATTGATTTCCCGTCTTTTTTTATAGTATATTCAATATCTATTGAATAAAAAAAATCACAACCATAGGTCATATTTTTAAGTCTTGCTTCATTAGGAAAAAGTTGTCTTATTTCTCCTGAAGGAAATGATTTAATTGTTGGTTTTTTAAATGAATATTTATTACTGTTTTTACCACCATAATAAATTTTTATTTCATATATAATAGTATTATCATTAGCATCTATTAAAACGAATGGGGGATTTTTTGTTAAATTTTGAAATATAAGAGGAATTTTATATTGTATGAAATCATTATAACTGTCTATATGATGTCTTACTAAAGGATTAGGTGTATGTTTAAAATAGGAATTAATAACATTCCACGTGTCTGTTTCTAAATTCATTTTATATTTAGTTTATTAATTTATTAGTATATTACTTTATTATTTAATTACTTTATTATTTAATTACGTTATTTATTATTTAATTACGTTATTTATTATTTATAGAGTTATTTATTATTTATAGAGTTATTTATTATTTATTTAATTACGTTATTATTATTTATAGATTTATTTTATTTTTATATATTTATTTTTATATATTTATTAATAAAACTATAAATAAAAAAAATAAAAATTTAAACTGTATAGTGTTATTTTGTTTTTAATACATAGAATTAGTAATTAATTACAATTTTATGTAAAATTTTAAATGCTACAAATTTAATATAAATATAAAAGTAAAAGTAAAATTGTAACGACAATAACAACTATTTTTAACATTTTCGCAAAATCATCATCATATTTTTTCATTTGTTTAATAAATTGTTTATGACTAATTAATTGGTCTTTTAAATAAGAAACTTGTTTTTTTAAATCATTAACTTCACATTGAGCATTATTCAAATCAAGTGTCAAATAATGTTTTTTAGAATCCAAATCAGCATTTTCAATCTTTAATTCATTCATTTTATCTTTAAGTAATTGAATTGTTCGCATATCAACTTCGTGTTGTGCGTAAATACTATCACTCATTGATGTATCTTGATTTTTAAATTGTTGATGAGATACTTTACGCTTCTTTTGCTTATTTTCAACGTGTTGAACGATTAAATTAATAGATGCTTTCGTATTATCTAAATTAGTATCATAATCGCTTTCGCTTCCATCATTACCATTATTATCATCATCATCATTATCATTATCATCATCATCATCAACACTATCATTATTATTAATTTTTTTATCAGTATTAATTTTTATAATATCTGTATTAATTTTTTTATTAGTATTAATAATATTAAATGCTGATTTACTTTTTTTATTTTCTTCTTTATTCTCTTTAGGTTTTTCAAATGTTTTCATTTGTTCGCTCAATTCTTTTAAAGCCTTTTGTGTATAATCATCTTTTTGTTTATTATATTCTTCTTCGCTAATTTTATTAGTATAAATAGGGTCTTTGTTGTCTTTATCAACTTTTTGTTCTTTTTGAATTTTATGTTCATTAGTAATAGAGTTATCCATTTTTGAATGAAATTTGTGTTAAACCTTAAATAATTTGAAACTTTATATTATAAATTTAAAATGTATTTTATAATAAATCATAATTTATAATTAAAAATCAATTTTTTATTTAACAATTTTTAAATATAAAAAATAATATAGTTTATTAAGTATAAATAATATCTTTTTAAAAAGTAGTTATAACCTATTTATTTAAATAAATTGTTTGAATAATAAATAATAAAATAAATAAACATAAATAAACATAAATAAATAAACATAAATAAACATAAATAAAAATGGGAGGAGGATTAATGCAATTAGTTGCGTATGGTTCTCAAGATGTATATTTAACAGGAAATCCACAAATAACATTTTTTAAAGTAGTTTATAGAAGACATACAAATTTTTCAGTAGAACCTATTCAACAAGTTTTTAATGGTATCGCAAATTGGGGTAAAAGTGTTTCAGCAACAATAGCACGTAATGGTGATTTATTACATAGAATGTATATTACAATTACTTTACCTAGTGTTTCTGCGAATGGAACCGACCAATTTCGTTGGTTAAATTGGTTAGGACATATTATAGTTCAACAAGCCGAAATAGAAATTGGAGGTCAAAAAATAGATAAACATTATGGTCATTGGTTACATATTTGGAATGAATTGACACAAACATCAGGTCATCAAGCAGGTTATTCTACTATGGTTGGAAATGTTCCTAAATTAGTTCAATCATCTACAGATGCTACCAAAGCAATTACTCTATATGTGCCTTTACGTTTTTGGTTTAATCGTAATGTTGGACTTGCTTTACCTTTAATTGCCTTACAATATCACGATATTAAATTAAATTTACAATTAGCCAATGTAGAAGATTGTTATTGGTCTTCTGGAACAGCACGAGTTCCTGGTGATTTAACAGATGTAAGTTTATGGGTAGATTATATTTATTTAGATACAGATGAAAGAAGGCGGTTCGCTCAAGCAAGTCATGAATATTTAATAGAACAATTACAATTTAATGGTGATATGCCTATAAATAGCACAGTAGAACAATTAAAAATGGCTTTTAATCATCCAGTAAAAGAAGTCATATGGACTATACAAAAAGATAGTTTAATAGATACAACAACAATGAATAATTATGGTGGTAAACAATGGTTTAATTTTACAGATGCTATTGATTATACTTATTTTTCAGGAACTCCACAAGACCCATTGGGTGGTGGTATTGGAACTGCTGCTTTTAATGTAGGTAATTGGTATTCTAGTATGCCTTTAAGTGGAACTGCTAATGGAAGTGTAGCAACTGCTGGTAAATATGGTGAGGCAGGAACGAATATTTCGGCTTTAAATTTTGATGATTTATTTGGAACAACATCTAATGTGTCATCACAGGCTTGGAATTCTAGATTACCAGTTTTTGATTCTGGAGAAAATCCAACATCTTTGGCAAAATTACAATTAAATGGGCACGACCGTTTATCACAAAGAGAAGGACGTTATTTTAATACCGTTATACCTCAAGAATGCCACGAAAATTGCCCCGCTATTGGTATTAATGTATATTCATTTGCTTTTAAACCTGAAGAACATCAACCAAGTGGGACGTGTAATTTTTCAAGAATTGATATAGGTCAGTTATTATTAACAATTACAGCAAGCACTTATGTAAAACACGATGCTAGTGCTGATACAGCAAAATGTCGTATTTATGCTACTAATTATAATGTATTACGTATTATGAGTGGTATGGCTGGTTTGGCTTTTACAAACTAAATTTTTAAGTTTTAAACTTAGTTTTAGTTAAGTTTTTCCTAAAAACTTAGTTTTACCAAAACTTAACTAAACGCTAGGTAGCCTAAAGGCTACCAGAATTAGAAAACTATTTTTATTTATAGTTAATTTTTTTAAACTTAGTTTTAGTTAAGTTTTTTCTAAAAACTTAGTTTTTTCTAAAAACTTAGTTATATCCGTTTTTTTCATATTTTTTTAATCTATTTTATACTATAATGTTAATAAATGGCTTATAGGTAATTCTAAATTATTAATACTATATAAAAATGTCTTACAGTTCGATTATAAGTAAAGTTAATACTGAAAAACAGAATAAAGAAATAAATGAAACTAATATAGACCATACTAAAACTTTAAGTAATGAAGAAAATAAACAAAAAGAATTAATTGATGAGTATAATTATAAAAAAAAATTAAAAGAAGATAAACAAAATAGATATAAACACACTATTGAAAAAACCTATAATGTATCAACAAATACTACTATTGTAAATAATATAGATAATATATACAATACAGATACTGTATTATACAATCCTGATTTTTGTATTCAACCTAGACACATTAATATTTATAATAAAAAATATTGTATGAAATGGCTAACTTATAAAATAGATGATAATTATTATCATTATGATTATTGTGTTAAATTATTTGAACTATTAATGAAATGGGTTAGATATAATAATTTTCCTTTAAAAACAAACGAGCGTGCCTTATTAGGTAAATTTATTAGTTTAATGTATTTATTAAGTAATAAAAAAGATTATTATTATAATAAATAAAGTAATACATTTTTTACTTTTTTATTATTAATATTATATTTTTTTATATTATATTTGTAATTATGCGGTTTAAACATAATATCATTATAGATATATAAATTAATTATGCTATAAAAATAATAATTTATTTTTTGTAAAATGAATAATGATACAAGTGATATGACACCATTTATAAATTTATTTAATAAAATGAATGATGATGCTTTAGAAAATGGTATTAATATGTTTAATGAACATAATGAAAATATAAATAATCAAAATATGTTTAGTTATTTTTATCAATTTATTAAAAGATATATTATAATAAATAAAGATACTGAAAAAATAATTGATGTATAATACATTTGATTGATGTATAATACATTTTTTATTTAATTAAATTTAATTTAATTTATTTTTAATATTTTGATATATTTTATAATTTTATATTTTTCTATATAATATGTAATATTAATAATTTAATAAAAATGAAAAAATTAATAACAATGGCAAATTTAACATTTACTAAAAAAAACTGTAATTGTGGTTTAAAATCTAAAACAACTAAAAAAAAATCATTAAAGTTGAAAAAAAAGAATAAATCTAAAGTAAAACATAATAAATCATATTAAATCATAATAATCATATTAAATCATAATAATCATATTAAATCATAATAAATCATATTAAATCATAATAAATCATATTAAATCATAATAAATCATATAAAATATAAAGTATTTTAAGCACTCCATTTATCAGTATTGAAAGGAGAAATACCAATAGAATTAACATTTTTTTGGAATTCAGAAATTTTCTTTTGTAATTCTCTTTGTTTATCACTCATTATAACATTTTTAACAATTTCATTACCTTTAGGTTCTGGTTTAACACCATAACAATTAACACCATATAAAAGATTGGGGTCATTACGACTTAAATTAATACCAGGCTTACCGCAAATATTACGTTTATTAGGATTATTGTCTTGAAGAGTTTTCCAGGTTGAGTGTTGTATAGGATAAGCGGCTAAACCATCTTTAGTCCAGCCTACATTACACCAGTCAGCACCATTTTTATGTGCTGATATTAATTGTTTTACAGATGCTAAATCAGCACCTAAAGCACCACATACAGCAGGGGCATCATCTAGAGTATAAATATTTTCTCTTACATTAAATACTTGTTTCATATTAGAATTGCTTACTTTATCATTAGAGGTAGATGATTGTGTAGCAGCATCAACTGCTGAATAATAACCTTGATTATCAACAGCAACAGGAAGAGTATTCATTATTGTTTCATTTTTTACTTGAGCGACTTGTTTTTTAGAAGGCATTCTAGCAATTCTTTCATTTTTAAAAGAAATACTATAATACATTAATACAATTATTATTAAACCAAAAACAGCAGCAACACCGATTAAGATAAAATTAGGTTCTCCAGTTAATTGAGGATACATTTTTTATTTATAATTAAATATTATTTTATTAAATATTATTTTAGATAATTATTTATTATATAATTATTTATTAACTATATTTTAATTATATTTTAATTTAGACATAGATTTTATTTTTTAAAAATAAAATAGAAATGAAAAAATAAAATAGAAATGAAAAAATAAAATAGAAATGAAAAAATAAAATAGAAATGAAATAAACATAATTAATTATCAATATAATGATAATATAACATATATGCATTTTCAGAATTTAATGCTTCTTCATTTGTAATTGTTGAAACATTAGAATCATTACAACAATTCCATTGATTGAAAAATGTATTAGTTTTAGTATTGTATTTTTTTACATAAGAATAGTAATGTCCTGAGTTCATTGACCCTACGTGATTTATAATAGCATAGAGTTCATATTTAACACTTTCATTTCCAATAATATAAGGTTGAATATCTAATATAGGTGGATATTTAATGGCTTGATTATTTTTAATCATTCTATTATCGATATTATAATATTTTTTAATTTTCATTATTAATGTTTTAGGTATATTCATAATTTTTTTTTCTATTTTATTATTTTTTACATTTTCGCATTTTTCACATTTGTATTCAATTGATTCAATTTTAAACATATTATTTAAACAATCATAAATAGATATTTCTTTGTTTGGTAAAGAATGGTCTAGAGGACTATTTTTTTTATTAATTAGTTTATCAGGTATAGATATACATAAAATATCACTAGGTGATATATTATTTGTAATCGTTTTACATTTATTACATTGAATACAAGATAATAGTTGATAATAAAAATTTTTTACAAACAATGAATAATTATTTTCATATAATTTAGTATAGTTATTTAAATATAATTTAGTATAATCATCTAAATCATTATAATTATCTTTATTTTTACTAATATTTATTTTACTTTTTTTAGCATCGTGTAGTTTATCAAGTAAATATACCATCAATTCGTGAGGGTCATTTTGGTAACCATTAAATAATTCTTCAAAATTAAAATGTTCGGCTATTTCTCTATTAATAGTAATAAATTGTTTATTATTTACTACTTGAGGATTAGTGTTATTTAAATTAACTATTATTTCTTTAAATACTAAATAGAGAAATAAGAGATAACTATTTTTACTTATATAGTTTAATATTTCTATATCTTTTTCAGGAATAGTTAAAGTATCTTTATTCTTTAATAATTTATCAGCCTCTAAATTGATTTGATTTACTTTAAATGTGCTTAAATTATATTTTTTTATAGTATTAATAATATCATTATCATGACCAATGTATTCATTTATAAACTTTAAAATAAAAGGACTAGATGCTAAACATTGTAATACCGAATTTAAATAACAATAATTTCCAGGATTAATAATTCCCCTACAATTATTCATTTTATAAATATAAATATATTAGTGCTAAATATTAGTGCCAAATATTAGTGCTAAATATTAGTAATTATTAATAATATAATATTTAAAATTATTTAACTTATAAATCAATTTTTTATTAATTCATTTTATAATTTATTCGTAATAGTTTTATATTTATTAATTTCTAAAATTAATAAGTTAAAACTATAAATATTTTATATTATAAAACATAAAATACATAAAACTATAATAATTTATAAAATGAATACTTTTACTACTAATAGTGTTCCTAATATTCCTAATATTCCTAATATTCCTAATATTCCTAATATTCCTAATATTCCCAATAATACTACTAATGGTATTTTTAATAATAATAATAATAATTCTATAAATAACAATATTGAAAATTGTATTATTTTAGAAAGACATTATATTCCTTATCATTTATATAGAGAAATGTATAATTATCCTCAACACCAGTATATGTTTAATAATAATTATTATGATAGTAATCAAAATAATCAAACTAATAGTTTATTTACAAATCCAAATCCAATGAATTATAGATATAATTTATTTAATTCTACACCTAATACTAATACAACGAATATGAATACTAATAATGAACCTATTAATATAAGAAGACCATTCAATCCCACACCAATCCCATATACTTATCCTACAGAACCACAATTGCCTATAAATAGAAATAATTTATATACTATACCTATACCTACCCAAACTACAAATACTACATCAAATACTACATCAAATAGTAATATATTTAGAAATAATTTTACTTCTAATTTACCTTTTACAAATACTTCAAATTTAAATATAAATACTATTTTAAATGATGTTATAAATGATATACCAGATATACCAGATATTTCAGATATACCAAATGTAGCATATAATTTTGAAATAAATAATGGTTTTGGAACAATAGGACAAGGATATATAGGAACAATAACATCAACTAGTAATAATGATTTTACACTTGAAGAAGAAGGTATTCCATTATCTAATATTAATTTAATAACAAATGTTTCTAGATATTGTGATATTTTAAATAATAATACTAATAATGAAACAAATAATGAAACAAATAATGAAACAAATAATAATAATGAAAGGAATATGAATGATATGTGTTCAATTTGTCAATTAACTTTTATAGATACTAGTATTTGTCGTGTTATTCATAATTGTAATCATTTTTTTCATATTAATTGTATTGATACTTGGTTAGATAATCATACAACGTGTCCTTTTTGTCGTTATGATTTATTAAATATTACTATATCAAATAATAGTAATAATGATGATGATAATGGTAATACTAATTATAGTGAAGATGGAGAAGAGGGGGAAGAAGACTATGAAAATGGGGAAGATGATGAAGACTATGAAGATGGGGAAGATTACGAAGACTATGAAGATGGTGAAGAAGATGGTGAAGAAGATGGAGAAGACTATGAAGAAGACTATGAAGAAGACTATGAAGAAGACTATGAAGAAGACTATGAAGAAGACTATGAAGATGGTAAAGATGGTGAAGAAAGTTATGAAGAAAATACAACTCAATCACAAAGTAATAATACAAATAATAATACAACTGAACCTATTTTTAATACTGAACCTATTTTACACGATATTAATACATTTGTATCTATGAGCACTCCTTTTATAAATAATTTTATTCATCAAAGAGTTCCTAACTCTAACGCATCTCCAAGAATAAATTCAGAAGAAATTAATAGACAAATTAATAATAGTGTTAATCAATTTGTTAGTCAACTTAATCCATTATTACAATCATTTAATAATTTTGGTAATAGAAATTAGATAATAATTTATTTATTTATTAATTTAAAACTATAATTTATATTATAATTAATTAATTATTAATATAAAATAATTTATTAATAGTGTAAGTAAAACTATGACTGATATTATGACTGATATTATGACTGATATTATGACTGATACAATGATCGATACTATAATTAATACAAATGTTTCTATAGATGAAAATGAAAATAAAAAGAAAAATAAAAAGAAAAGAAAAATTGCTATAGATACTGTTTGTTATCAATTAGCAAATAATAACGATACTATTGTTATTTGGGAGCGGTTTTTTACTCATTTACCAAATAATAAAGATAATGAGTATTATGAAATTATAGTATTAAAAAGAACGCCCTCAAATGGTATTAGTTTTAACTTTAAACCAGAATTAAATTTAGAAACTAAATTTAAAATACTACAAGTAAATGATTTTAACTATATAACTATGAATCAAGATGTTGATATGTTAAATAATATATGTAAAATGAATAAAATTGATGTATTTATATCTACTGCTTTTACTTATTGTAATGTTATACCAACGATTGTATTAATAAATGATATAACACCAGAACTACATAAAAAAACAGAAATGATTGTAAATAATCATTTACCATTGCGTAGTCAAGTTATACTACAAAGAGAAAAAGCAATTTATAATGCTTCTGCATTTATTACATTTATTAATAAAAAAGTATCTGATGAATTATTAAACTATTATCCTCATATTTTAAAAAATAATATTCCGTGTGATATTATTGTTCATACTAATATTAATATTAAAAATGAAAATGAGATTAAAAAAAAATTGTTTCAATATAATTCAATAGATACTTATTTATCACAAGTTGAAAATACTATTTTAAAACCACAACCATTTATTAATATTATATTACAATCTTATAATGAAACAAATGTTGATAGATTAAATGAATTTTTTTATTGTATTCATCAAAACTTACAAAATCCTTATGTTAAAATGATATATGATTTTGGAACAGGTATAGAATATACTGAAAATAATAATATTGAACTTTTAGAACTATTTAAAAATAAATATACAATTGTTAAAAATAATGGTGATGAAAATAATAAAAATAGTAATTGTGAAAATAAATGGCTCACATTTGAAATGGCTATTGATTATGCTAATAAACAATCAGTAAATAAAAGTTTAAATACTGGTGATTATTGGTGTATTCTTAATCTTGATATATTTTTAGATAATAAATCAAAATGGAATACACTACGAGGTCAAATTAATAATGGATTTATTTATGCTCAATCCAGACACGAATTTATTGGTTTTGATAATAATACTAATAATACTAATAATACTAATAATACTAATAATACTAATAATACTAATAATACTAATAATACTAATAATACTAATAATACTAATAATA